AGCGCTGTTGCGGGCGCTCAGGCACTTGCCGAAAGGTTAAGCATATCACTGCACGCGGCGATGCAAATGATGGGGCTATTGGGCGCGGCATCTCAGGCGGCCCAGCCTGTTATCTTTGACCCTCGTGATCCACGATTTGACGCGGCAGCGGCAGAATCAGCCGCAAGAAGTGAGCGACTTACAAAAATTATGGCGGACTTAGCCGACGAATCAACCGGAGTTAAAATAAATATTACAGGCGCATCAAGCGCGGTGGACGGTATTTCATCCGGCGGTGGCGGCGGGGCATCCCAAGCGGCACGCGACGCACAAGCGGAAAAAAACGCACTAGATGCTGAGGGTAAACGAATTCTGCTCGGCCTTATGACGCCTATGGACGAATACAACAAAGCTATAGAGCAAGCTGGCCGCCTTTTAGATGCGGAAGTTTTAACGCAAATAGAATACAATAAGCATATTGCGCAGCTAGGCGTAGAAATGCAAAACCAACAGCCGTTCATTGCTGACTTCAAAAACAGCATTCTTGACGCGGCTATGGGTGGTGAAAATGCTTTTGACGCATTGCGTGACAGCATCATTCGGGCGGGTCTGGAATACGCGCTATTTGGGACAGGCCAGTTTGCACCGCAAGGCGGCGGTGGCGGCGGGTTGCTTGGCGGATTGGTTAGCAGCTTGTTTTCCTTTGACGGCGGTGGCAGCACGGGCAGCGGGCCACGTTCCGGTGGCATGGACGGCAAGGGCGGGTTTCCCGCAATGCTACACCCTAACGAAACAGTTATCGACCACACCAAAGGACAATCCGCAGCGCCGGTTTATAACATCAACGTAAGTGGCGCGCGTGGCAATACGGAGATCCGAGAAATGGTTGCGCAAGGTATTCAGCAAGCGGAAAGCGGCCTTACAGCCAGCGCCGTGTCGCAATCCAAGGCGTCATTTAGAAACAGCAAAGCGGGGTGGTCACCATGACCGTAGACGTAATTGCGTGGCCACCCTTTCAGCTTACGGGCTGGGAATTGGCGGACGTTATCCCGCAATCAAGATCGGTCGGACTAATCGAAGGCCGCGCACGCACATCATCGGCACTGCGGCCCCGTCGCGTGGCAACAGCTAACGTGTCGGGGATCGGCACCAACTTAGACGGCGCGGGCTATGTTCGGATGTTGAATAAACAGTGGGCCGGATCGCCAAACCTTACGCGCGTCGTTTGTCTTTCGTCTCTATGGCACCTGTCACGCGCGGGGCAGGACTTGCGCAACACAATCATGACTTGGACGGACAGCGGCACGGATATGCTTTGGACGGACAACGGGACAAGCATGGTGTGGGGCGATGGCGCTTATGCGTTGTCTGGATCGCCGTTGACTGAAGGCGGCTATTACGGGCTGACAGTTTCAGGCTTGCCGCCTTCGCAGATCATCGCGCGCCCGTCCGAACTTATCAGCGTGACCGACGGGGCCACAACAGAAACCGCCTATGTGATGAGGACGGAAACTTCAGACGCGTCAGGCGTGGCGACTATCCGCACGGACAAGGCAACAGCGTTCACGTTGACTGGGCTTGTCAGCATTGGCCACGGGGAAAACATCGTATTTGAAGCGCAGGGCGTGCCAAGGGCGGTGCAGGGCGTTAACGCTGCGTTTGGCTTTCAATGGGACTTTCGCGAGGTGTTTGCCGATGAATACGCGGGCGGCTTTGTGGAGGTGAACCCATGGCATTAACTCGCGGCGCAACGGCGGGCCTTATCACAGACCTTGGCGGGCATTTTTACCCCGTATTGCTGACCTATGCAGACTGGCCGGGCGAAACGATCCGCATTCACACCGGCGTTGGTGATCTGTCTTGGGGCGGGCACACATGGGCGGGTGCGGGCAAGCTGGTACAATTCCAAGCGCCACAGGAAGCGGGCGGGCTGGCAACGTCAGGCGCAAGCGTTCGGGTCGCTGCAACTGTGGAGGATATGCTTGCGGAGCGCGGCAAAATTATTCGTGGCAAGACCATAACAGTTTGGTTTGCCACCACGACAACGGCGGGCGGCAACGTGTTGAGTCAAGAGCCAAACCAACTATTCACAGGATATTTTGACAGTCGCACGGGCATGCTATCGCGCGCGGACGGCGGCTTTGCAAATGATATGGTTTTAGGCGTTGGCGTTGGCCCGTCCGCGCGGTCGTCGGCTGCAATCACTCATGGATATGAGGACCAGATATTCAAGTTTCCCGGCGATACGGCGGGGCGGCACGTCCAGAATGCAAGCCGCAACAAATTCAACCCCAAGTCATGGCCAGAGTAACGCCACAGGCAGCCTTTAACGCGGCGCTGTGGCACTTGCGCACGCCTTTCGCATGGGGACTGCGTAGCGACTGCACAGCGGCTTGTGAGGCGTTTAAGGCGCTGCACGGCCTTGATCCTCTTGCGCAATGCGGGGCAAGCTACACGACGGCAATAGGGGCCGCGCGGATACTCAACCGGGCGGGTGGATATCTCGAATGGTGCCGGAATACTTTTGACATGCCAGAGACCGACGACCCTCGACCCGGTGATTTGGCTTTAATTGTGAGCGCTGATCCGTTAGGGTCGGCATTATCAATCTGCATCAATCGCGGCGAATACGCCAGCAAGTCGGAGACTGGAATGAGTATTAATCGGGCTAATATTTTAGGGGCTTGGTCATGCCGTTTTTAGCCCCCGTCATTGCAAGCATTTCGGCGGTGGGTGCAAGCATCGCTGCGGGCATTACGGCGGGTTTGGGTGCCATTGGCATCGGAGCTTCAGTGTCATCTGCTCTTATTCAGTTTGGTGTATCAGCCCTAATCAACGTGGCAATCTCGGCCATATTTGGCGACAAGCAGGCGTCGGCTCAAGATATATCGGCCAAGCTGTCACAGCCAAGTACCGCGCCTTCTTATCGCTTTGTATATGGCGACACGCGCGCAACTGGAACCCCAGTAGGAACGCCAGTAAAAGGCCGCAATCTATGGGGCGCTTGGATACTTAACTCTAGACCGTCCGACCTGTCCAGCTTTACGCTATACCTAGACAAGCGCGAAGTGACTTTGACCGGCGACGCTTTTGACCTAAGCGGGGCGGGAGCCACGGCAATTGAAAGCCCTTTCGTGAACCATTGCACTGTCTGGATTAGCCGTGGCGATCACACGGCACCACCAACAGCATTCACGACAGATGCCGCTTACGAGGCTGGCGTCAGGGAGGACTTGTGGAAAACAACAGACGCCTGGAGGGGGCGGACGATAATCTGGATGAAGCTAGATGCGGGTTCATCTGGAGACCGCAATAAACGCTGGCCGTCCACGCCACCACTCGTAGAAGTCGAGGGCCAGTGGTCGCTTTTATATGATCCGCGCGAGGCGTCACACGATCCTGACGATCCAGACACTTGGGAATGGTCGGAAAATCATGCGCTTTGCGCAAGGGACGCTTTAAGACAAAACCCAATCCGCCCATATCTTGAGGCGCAAGTGCACGACTCATTTGACGAGGACGGCCCAAACGATTGCGATGTCGCAGTTGCTTTAAACTCAGGCGGCAGTGAGGCGCGCTATACTTGCGCGGGAACTGTTGTTTGGACTGAAGGCGAGATAGAGGACCAGCTTAACCCCATGATGATAAGCGGCGCGGCTGACTTTATCCGCGTCGGTGGCAAGCTGGGATATGCAAGCGGCGCTTATCGCGCGCCAACTGAAACGCTGACCTACCTTTTGGGCGACGGCTTCCAGTTTCCCGATATGTTGCCGGGTTCGGATCTGGTTAATGAGCTGCGAGTAACTTACATTTCCAGCGCCCGCGACTATGAAACCGCAGAACTGTTGCCGTGGCCTATTCCGGGCGCACTTGCGGCTGATGGTGGCGTGCCGTCAGTTAAAACCATGAGCCTGCCGTTTTGTGGAAGCCCGACACAGGCAATGCGGGTGCGCAAGATCACGGGCCTAAGACTTCGCAGGCAAGAGCGCATCGAGGGAGGCACCTTGCCCCCAGAGGCGTTCAATCTTGTGGGCGGAGCAACAGCTACCATTGCGCTACCTGCCCCATATGACGCGCTAGATGGCATCTATGAAGTTGAAAACATCAACCCCGGCCTTGATCCAATTGGCGAAAGCGGCGAGGTTGCCATGAGGTTGCCCGCGTCTCTGGTTAAGCACGATCCAACAATCTATGACTGGACGCCTGCGACTGATGAGGAGGTTGTTTTCAACGCGCCTTATGATGACGAACGTTCAAGCACGGCTGACCCCGGCGCGATTTCGGTCACGACAGGCGACGCGGTAAACCTAGACACGGGCAGCACGATCATCCCGCGCGTCCGGTTCGCGTTCGATCCGTCAACGTCAACCGTCACTACATACGAATGGCAATTTCGCGAAACAGGCGGGGACTATGAAAGCGGCGGATTTATTGATGAAGCCGTGCGCGATGGGTCAAGCAAAGTGTTCGGGTTTATGACCGGCACGCCAGGACAGACTTACGAAATCCGTGTGCGGGCAATTGGCAGCAATGGCAATTCGGACTTTGTGGAGATTACAGGCGTCACGCCGGTTGTGTCCATCACAATCGACATCCCAACAAACGGCACCGCAGCGGGCGGCGTTGATGAGATCACGGTGAACTTCAGAACGCCAAACGATGCCGACTTTAGATCAATAGAAATACACGGCAGCGACACAGACAGCAGCGCGGCGGCAAGCTTGCTTGGGGCTGCTATATTTACAAGTCAGAACTCAACCGTTAGTATCACGGAAACGGGTTTGGGCACATCAAAAACCCGCTTCTATTTCGCGAGGTCACGCGGGGACTTTGCAAGCGCATCGGTATTTACCGCCAGCGTTACGGCCACCACCGACGCATAAGGATTGCATATCATGGGCTACATTCTTCCGACCACCGGCACGGACCCGAAAACAACAACAAAGCAACTCCTTGAAGCGCTGATCGACTCTGCGATTGCTGCGATTGCGTCAACGTCAGTATCGGGTTTTGTCTACGCTGCGGACACGGCGGCGGGCCTTGCGGCCACGTCGGACGGTGAGGGCTTTTTCGTTGCATCCGCTTCACAGCTTATTTTCTACCTAAACGACGGGGGCAGCGCTACACAACTTTCTGAGGTTGGAACGCCGTTATCGCAAGCGCAGATTGACGAATTGCTTGCAAGTTACGCCTCAATTCTGCCGGGTGTGTCTTACGCAAGTCACGCGCTCTTAGAGGCCGCAACGGTGCTGGCGGTGATGTATCGCATCTCCTATGTTGACCCTGACGGCAAGACGCGCTCGCTTGTGCGCGACGCTTCTGGAACGGCGGCAACAACAGCAGACGGCGCGAATTGGGCACCTGACGGCGTTGGGTCGCCCTATGACTTTGGTGGCGTCTTGGACGGCGATATGAACGCCGTTGTGACCGACGCCACGAACGAAGCCACTGTGTACGCTGCTTTCTGGACGTGGCTTGCAGCGGGTGCTGGTCGCAAAGGTGAGTGGCCTAACTTCCGCACCATGCGAGTAGACAGCCTTGTTAACGGCTTGTCCGGTGACTACAGCATTACGGGCGGGCTTGGCAGCTACATTGATGGCCGTAACCTGCCAAACTTGGACGCAAGCGGCACGGGGTCGGTTCTCAACCACGCGGGTTCTGTTGCCTCTACGCAATCGGCGGCATCCATCACTGCAACCGTTGACGCAAATGGCAAAGACATCGTTACAGTGGTCACTGATGCGGTGCACGGCCTTGCGGTTGGCGATGACATCATGCTGGCGTCCGACGATGCGGCATCATCTGGTGGCGACACCACAAACGAAACACGCGGGCAAATGTCGCGGGTTCGGT